AAAATTAGAAAATTTAATAAAACAAAATCCTGAAAGTGAATTTGTCGAGATTATCAAGATGTTAGAAGATACTCTATATAATAATAATATAAGTGATGATATATCTAATAAAAATGCAAATAATGACGCTAAAGATGGTAACAAAGATAGAGAAGGAAATGATGAAGATGAGAAATTAATATACCAAGAATTATGGGATGATTACAATAATGGCATTAAAGCTAAAATAAATTCGAATGATGATGCAAGTTATTTTATCTATATAGATGAAGGAGAAAAGTTAAAAAATAAAATAATATTGAATGACTTAGATCCCGAATTAGTTCTCAAAATTAATCTACAAGACAAGGCGGTATTTCTTATGTTAATTTTTATAATAAGAACAATATCTGTAGTTATAATTGAACTATTGATAGAATATAATATAGTTAAGACTTTACATGTGGCTATAGCAGCATATGTTTTGTTATATTTATCTATATTAGCTATATTTGTCGTATTTATTAATTTAGACTCTTATAAACTCAGGATTATATTTAATTACTTAAATATGCATATTAATACATCTAATCTTGCCATTCATTTGGTATTATTTGTTATTTTCGCATTTTTAGTAGTTATAATAATACAAACTGACGATTTTATTAAAAATATAGGTGATGTTCTCGATTATACTTATATTTACGAATATTTGTTTAATTTAAGAGTAGACAAGATATTAGATACAGAATTTGAAAATAACTTGAGTCCTGATGAAAAAACAAAACTATTATATAGATTGGATATAGTAACTATGATAATATTTATATTCACTGGAGCTCTCGTAATAATAATATAATATTATAGAGTACTCACTTAGCTATTTTAGAGTTGTAAGTTAGTGCTATAGTATACTGGGCCTTATAATTTAATAGAGTGCCGTCGGTATAATCGAGGATATTTCTATCGCTTAATACGGTGATTGCATTGTCTGCAATTTCTATAATTTTCAAACGGACTTCTTCGTCATCGCTTGTTTTTAATAAGATATTATCATATTTATTAAGATAATCTAAGTAATATTCGTTATATAAAATTAAATCTCTTTTATCTATTGTTATTATATATTGATTCTCTTCGAAAGTTCTCGATATTCTGCTAATATTTATATTATCACTTCCCAATTTTAATTCGGTATTCAAAAAATCAGCGAATGTAATTACCCAATCTTTATTATTTAAATTTATAATATTATTCAAATTATCGCGCTCATTGTTAATTATAACCCACGTATCCCAATGTCCTCCCGAAGAATCGCCCATTATAAATTGAAATTTCTGAGATTTTTTTCCATCGTTTATAGTCATAGTAATATAAGGAGTTGTATTTTTAATATATTTAGGCATTAATAATTTTTTAGGCTCAATAACGTTCTTGTTTAAATCTATATTAACTGATAATGATAAATTATTTCTATCATTATAAATTGTCCAATCGCGATTATAACTGTTTATAATTAGATTTTTGTAACCTATATTTTTTTTACTATTAATTATACTCTCCATTTTCTCAATAATATACGCTACCAATTCAATGTTATCATTTGTAGGATTAGAGGTAGTATTTATAACAGCATATGGAGAAAAAATAGTATTAGCAGTATTCGCAGTATTAGCAGTATTCGGATCTATGCTGTTGTTTGAATTTATAGGAACTTCAGTTTCTTTTATTTGTTCTAAGTTAACTAAAGAATTTACGGTCTTTCTTTTTTCTTCCAATTCCAATACTTTAGATAATAATTCCTCGGTTTCGTATTTATTATTTATAAGTTCTTTTTCTATAGGTATTTCTTGATGATATAATACTTCTTCGGTTTTCCTTACTATCTTTATTTCAACATAATCTCTGATTTTTGTTAATGCTATAGTATTGAGTTCTATTAATTTAACGACGTTTTTAATTAATATCGCATCATTGCATATTGATAATACAATTCCGTTAATAATATTTATTAATTCGCCATTATCGATTGTTATATCATACTTGTCTTTTATCATTTTCTCTGAAGCAATAATAATGGATTTTTTATTTTTCTCTTGTTTAAAATCATCAATTACACCCATCTCAAGGCAACTTACGCGACTTAATAGTAATATAGAAAATAGTCCTATATATCTATACACATCATAATTTTTTATGTAATTTTGCTATATGTTTTTTAAAGTTAGGTCTATAAAGATATGTTCTGCTCTCTTCCATTGTACTATCTTTGATATTTTTGGCGTTTATTATATACTTCACAAAATCAGGGCATTCGTAAGGAGATTTAAATTTAAGCTTTTTATAGTTTAATAAGGCATTTAGCCATCTTATTTGAAAAGCCATAGAAAACATACCGCATTCTGTATTTTTCTTCTGATGTCTGATATTGTTATTATGAATATTAAATACTTTATCAGGATATTTCTTTTTCAATTGCGTTTTAATACTTTTTAAAAATTTAAGAATATACTTAGGAATAGGGGATGCATTGCTATCATAGTAATATGCGCCATAACATTTAATATCGGGATCTATTATAATAAATGTTGACGTCCAATGTGAGCCCGGTTGATTATGTTTATCTAAATTTGTTATTAGGCCTATGTATTTAATTTTTTTATTTATATATTTATTAATATCTATAGAACATATTTGGCTATATAAACATCTTCCGAATTTATCTTCTTCCGAAAAATCAATGGGAAATACGCCTAAAAAACAGAATTTATATTTTTCTTCGTTATTATATTGTATCATTACATCCTCTATATCATAATTCGACAACCATTCTACAGGATTCGCGTACCATTCTTCGGGCATCTCTGGTCTCAATTCGGCCTTCTCTATATTACTAATGATCTCTTTCGTTCTCTTATTATTCGTTAATTCTTTTATCGCACCTGTCCAACACCAATATTCTTTATCGTTACAAATAGGTTTGATTTTTTCATTTAAAAGCTCAGATAATTTAGATATGCTATATGTGTTTCTATATACTATCTTATCCGCTTTGTTATCATTCCACGCAGTTATTAATGTTATAAGAGATTGTTTGCTGAATAAATTGGGATTTTTAATATTTGTCGGACTCGAATATTTTATACTCATATCGTCTATATTATAATAATAAAAATATTATTATAGCAAATGTAATACATTATTTGCCATAAGCATCGGATGTAAAATATGTATAAAAATAAAAATTGATATATATATAAAAGTAATATTATTTATAATAATGGGTATAAATGAAGATTTGCGCTCTTTTATAAATAAATATCGCGTTGAGAAGGGAAAACCATATACGAATACAAGTATTGGTTCTCCTAAGGTGAGTCTTAATATCTCTAACGAAAATTATGACGAATTTATCAATTTATATAGTCTTGCTCTTACCAACGGGGTGCAATTATATTTTACGGAAAAACCCTTAGATCCAAGCCCTCTTCGTGTAGATATAGATTTTCGTTTTACTATTCCCGATGATAAATCAGGAATCTACAGTTCTCAAACATCAAATTCTTCATTAAATAATAATAAAAGGTACGAACGATTATATAATGATGATAATATATTTAAAATTATTGACGGGTATTACAATATTATATCCAAATATCTTAATGTAACTGATGATAACAACATAGCATATGTTATGGAAAAGCCTAATCCCGTAGAATTCCGTAATAAATTAAAGGACGGGATTCATATTATATTTCCACATATAATAATTTCTAATAATGTACAGCATTTTATCAGAAGAAAGATTATTGATATTGGGGATACTATATTCAAAGATTTACCTATATGTAATGACTTTGAATCTATCATAGATAAGGCCATTATTGATTCTAATTGTTGGCAAATGTATGGTAGCAAGAAGCCTGATTGCGAAACCTATCGCGTTTCTTCTATTTATAAATTTAAAAACAATGAAACTATCAAAACGAATTATACGCTAAATGCAGCCGATGAATTGAACTTTATAAAATTGTTTTCGATGAGAAGTAGACATAGTGCAGATAACAATGTTATCAAGGAAGAGTTTATAACAGAGATTAATCAATATAGCAAACATATCCTTCCTGCTTTGGATACTAAACTGAAATCTAAAGTGCAAAATAATATCCTCGGAAAAGCATTGAACAACGACAAAAGGTATGTATCAGAAGACGAACTAATCTTTATTAAAAAGTTAGTCAATGAGTGTTTATCGCCGAGCCGCGCAGATAATTATACGGATTGGATTAATCTGGGATGGGTATTGAGAAATATAGATTACAGGCTTCTCGAAACATGGGTTGAATTTTCTAAAATAAGTAGCGTATATATTGAAGGAGAATGCCAGCAATTGTGGGACAAAATGAGGAAAGATAATATGGGCATCGGAACATTGCGGTGGTGGGCTAAACAGGATAATTTAACCAAGTATAATGATGTCGTAAATAAGTCGATTATAAAGCTTATCGATTATGCGTTGGGTAGTGATGGATCGCACTATGATATTGCGTGCGTGGTTTATGCTATATTTAAAGACGAATTCAAGGCAATCTCAAAAGATAACTGGTATAAATATGATAGAGAAAAGCACAAGTGGATAAGAGCCCGCGAAGGTCTTGAATTGCGCAAGATTTTAAGTGTAGATATTTGTAGGAAATTTATGGAAAGAAGTCAGTATTATGCAGAGCATTGCGAAGATCCTATAATGAAAACTATAAATGAGGAAAAAAGTAAGAAATGCATCAATATATCTAAGCAATTGAAAAATGCGAGTTTTAAAGATTCTATTATGAAAGAGTGTAGGACTCTATTTGTTGACGATAAATTCGAAGAGCTACTTGATAGTAGATCGCATTTGATTGGATTCGAGAATGGCGTATATGATTTAAAACTCCATATATTCCGCGATGGGATGCCCGATGATTATATATTGCTTTCTACTAAAAATAACTATATCAAATACAATAGCGAGATACCGGAAATAGCGGATATTAACGAGTTCTTCGGAAAAATTTTTACAAATAAGAATCTTCGAAATTATGTCTTGGATACTTTGTCGTGTATTTTGGATGGTAGTATTTCACAGGAGAGATTTTATATATTCACTGGTCAAGGTAGTAATGGTAAATCTAAATTGCTCGATTTAATTCAAAAAGCAATTGGGGATTATTACTGTATTTTACCAATCGCTCTTTTGACTCAGAAGAGAGCGGCGAGTAATGCTGCGCAAAGTGAATTGGAAAGAACCAAGGGAAGGCGATTTGCAGTTATGCAAGAACCCAGCGAGAATGAAAGATTGAATATTGGTCTTATGAAGGAGCTTTCGGGTCAGGATAGAATTTTGGTTAGAACTTTGTTCAAGGAACCTTATGAATTCAAGCCGCAATTTAAGATGATTTTAACTTGCAATGAACTCCCAGAAGTTCCAAGTGACGATGGCGGTACATGGAGACGTATTAAAGTATGTAACTTCTCAAGCAGATTCTGCGAAAATCCAGATGCGCGTAAAAATGAATTTCATATGGATTTTGAATTAACCGATAAATTTGAAAAATGGAAGGAGATTTTCATGAGCATGATGATTGAGAGACATAAACATATTAATGCATCTTCAATACACGAACCTTCCGAAGTAAGAATTGCGACGGAGAGTTACAAACAGAACAATGATGTTATTGGACAATTTATTAGTGAAAAGATTATTATCGATCCAGATATTAAGGAACCGCGACTAACTATTACAAAACTGTATAATGATTTTCGTATATGGTGTGCATCAAATGTTATTAAGAGCAAAAAGTGTCCTGATAGGAATCAATTGAAGGCATATTTTGAGAAACTGCTCAGTGTACCTTATGATAATAAGGGCTGGCGTGGTATTGCATACAAATTGGAAGACAATGAAGAAAACGAGGATGATAATTAAAAATTGATTATATAAGATTTATAATTTTCTTATTACTATTATAAAATGGAGTTCTGTGAGTTATGCGATAATATGTTATATGTGAAATCGAATGAAGAAAAAAAACTGGTCAAATATTGCAAACATTGCGAGTTTGAAAAAGTAGAAACTGTTAATAGTGCTATTAAGATATCAAAGACTATTTACAGCGAAGATGATCTTCTTTATAATCAACATGTTAACAAGTATTTGCGGTATGACCCTACGCTTAGAAGAATTAAAGATCCGATGATAAATTGTCCAAATGATAAGTGTGCTGCTCCAGAAGATAAGAGACAGGTAATTTATATTAAATATGATAGCAAAAATATGAAATATTTATATGTATGCGAACACTGTGGTGAAACGTGGAAACAGATATCGTGATTTTCATGCGGCATTTAGATAATCGCCTATAATATTTTCTATGTTATTACAATTGAAATTTATTATGTTTGCGTGCGGACATTTCAATGTTTCTGCATCTTTATTTATTTCCAAGTCGTTATATAAGTATTCTAATCTTTTTTCTTCGATCTGTTTATACATATGTGTGAAGAAGCAGTCGCTATGCATATGAGAACCTATTATATTATATTCTTCGTATTTAATAGCGATATTAGCTTCTTTTTTCTTAATTGTATCGAAGCAGATACAGCATTTTTTTCTTATTTTTTGAGATATTATGGGGCTAACTCTTACTATTGGTAAATTCCTTATTTCCCACGTAAATCTATGAGTAAATAATTTTTGAATTCTTTTGCAGGCTCGTTCGTTATATCTAAATATAGCATACATATTATCGGATTCGCTTGCCGGAATTTTCATACAATAATCTGTTGTGAAATTTATCATTTGTTTAATTATTTTGTTTTCGAGCTCTTTTTTCTCTAAAATTTCTAATTTATCAATTGCGGTACCTGTATTATTAGATAAGCATATTGTTTGACCAGTCATAATAAATCCATTGCATAAGAAATCGAGTCTTCCAAAAGGCGCAATAGTATCTGCTATAATAATATCAATATTGATATTTATAGTAATCCCCTCGGTAATATAAGGTATTTTTCCGATAGTGATATCATAATTATATCTATATATGCTACTTATAGGATTATTGATATATGAAATTATATCCGTAGTATCTCGGATGAATATTATATTTGTAATGTTTACATTTTTTGCCCCAAATACTTTTATCAATTCCAAAGTTATTTCTCTCATCATTTTCTCGAAATTTTCATTATCTTTAAGATACACATCTATATCATTGGGTACAAGTGTTCT